CAGTTAACTCAATACTGGGAGCTATCGGACAAGCACCAATAACACAATTAAAAGATCCTACTACTGGATCTATAACTAACGCTAACCCAGAAATACAATTTATATATAATTTACTACGTGATGCTAATGTTGACACACAGTCAGAGGGTTGGCATTTTAACAGAGAACGTCATGTAACATTTAATAAAGATTCTGCTACAAATAAAATAGCTATATCAGATGACATAGTTAAGATAGATTTACCAGATAACTGGAGCAGAAGACATTATAACTTTGTCAGACGTGGCGGATTCTTATATGATAAAATAACACATACTGATGTCTTTACTGACATGGCTGACTCTATTGAATTAGATGTAATTAGACTATATAACTTTGAGGATCTACCTCCTGTATTTAAAAGATTTATAACTTACAGAGCGTCTAGAATGGCAGCTACACAGCTTGTAGCTAACCAACAACTTGTACAACTACTTGGCTCACAGGAAGCTCTAGCACGTGCTGCACTTATGGAGTACGAGTGTAACCAAGGCAATCATAGTATGTTTGGATTTGAAGATGATACAGCATATACTACCTATCAACCATGGAGAAACATTAGAAGATAATGGCAGGCATTACACAAACTATCCCTAGCTTTGTTTCGGGGATTTCAGAACAGCCCGATCACTTAAAATTTCAAGGACAAGTTAGAGATATAGTAAATGCTATTCCTGATGTTACACTTGGATTATATAAAAGACCGGGTGCAAAACGTATAGGAACCGCACCTCTGACTGATATACAGAGTGGTGGTTCTTGGTTTCATTATTTTAGAGACGAAAACGAAGGATCATATGTAGGTCAAGTGTCTAGTGACGGACAAGTTAGAGTCTGGCGTTGCAGTGATGGACAAAAGATGACAACTAGCTATACATATGATTATAACGACGGAAACGGACCTGTTAATAAACAAACTGAAGTACTTAATTATTTAAAAACTGATAGAGCTGCTACCTATACTAAATCAGGTACAACAATAACAGTTACATCTACTAATCACAACTTGGTAACAGGCGATGTAATAACAGCTGATTTTACAAGCAGTGCTACAGATGGTACATATTCTATAACTAGAACAGGTAATAATACATTTACAGTAACTGACTCTGTAAGTGGCTCTGTATTATCAGCCACTCCCCTAACTTATGTTAAACAAGGTGCACATGAAAACTTACAATTCCTTACTATCAACGACACTACCTTTGTTAGTAGTCGTGACGATTATAATGCTAATACGCTGGTAGGAGAAACAGGATCTACAGCTGGTAGACCAGAGGATCATTGTGCTATGATCGAACTTATACGTACAGAAAACGGCAGGCAGTATGGTATTAATATATTTGACTCTACTTCTACAGGTAATTTAACGACTGTTAAACGAGCTACTAAAGTTAAAATAACAGGTAATAGCTATGATGAATCAGACGGCACTGGGCACTGCCCCGGTATAGGTACAGAAGTTTTTGCTGTATCAGCTAAAAACAGCTATGGATCATCGGAAAATATTACACATGTAAAAAATAGCAGTGGTACTACAATTACTACTGGTAAAAATAACTTAACATTTCGCTGCACAGCTTTAGGTCAGCAAGGTGTTAGCCCAAACTACAATGCTAACAGCTCCGGACCCGGTGGTGATAACTACAGATGCAGCTACAGTTTAGAAGTTGTTTTACTACATGGTGGCGAAGGATGGGATGTAGGAGATGTCGTAAGAGTAATACCAGCAGCTGCCGATCAAGCAGCTAGTGTGACTGGTAATGGATCTGGAAGTCAAGCATATCTAGATATTACTGTTACAGAAATAGAAAGTGTACAAGTTAAAGCTACACTAACAAATAATGGAGACGGTCTGATACGTCCAGCTCCTACACCATTTGATGCTGATACAGCTGTAACAGCTGATACTATATTAGCTGGTATAACATCACAGTTACCTTCTGGTATATCAGCTAAAGTTATAGGACCGGGGATATATCTATCTAGCTCAAGCCCATTTAACGTAGAAGTAGTTGAAGAAGACCTTATGAGAGTCTTCCAGAAATCAGTAAACGATGTTACAAGGCTGCCTAATCAGTGCAGACACGGTTATGTTGTTAAGGTATCTAACGCAAGAATGTCTGACGAGGATGATTACTTCCTTAGATTTACTGGAGAAAATAATTTAGACGGAGCAGGGTCTTGGAGTGAATGTCCAGTACCCGGTATAACTGATACATTAACTAATATGCCGTTGGTTATACAACGTACAGGACTTACTACATTTACTGTTAGACCTTTTGAGTATCAACCACGTAGAGTAGGGGATACAAATACTAACCCTATGCCTACATTTGTAGGTAAACGTATCAATAAAGTACTGTTTTTCCGTAACAGATTGGCGTTATTAGCAGGGGAAAACGTGATATTATCTAGACCGGGCACGTTAGGACAACCAGATTTCTTTATAGAATCAGCTCTAACTGTGTCAGCTAGTGACCCTATAGACATATCTGCCGCCTCTATGTTCCCGTCTGATATATTTGATGGTATTGAAATCAACGCTGGACTACTTGTATTTAGTACAAACCAACAATTTTTATTAGCATCTGATGATACAGTATTGAATCCTGATACAGCTAAGTTACGAAGTGTATCTACGTTTAACTATAATAAAAATATACCTCCTATATCATTAGGTACAACTATATCTTACATAGATAACTCTGGTAAGTTTAGTCGAATGAATGAAATGGCTAACACAGCTCGAGAAGGAGAGCCAGATGTTATAGAAATTAGTAAGCTAGTCCCTACATTATTACCAAAAAATTTAGACCTACTTACAAATTCTAGAGAAAACTCATTAATACTTATCGGTAAAACTAACTCAGATACAGTATTTGGTTATAAGTATTTAGCGATAGGTGATAAGAGACAGCAACAAGCATGGTTTAAATGGAAATTAAATAATCCATTACTATATCATTTTATTATAAATGACGAATACTTCTTTGTAGATACAGATAATTTTTTACAGAGTATAAAACTTATACAGTCTGACAGCGATCCTATTATAACACAAGATGACGTAGGTTATCAAATACATATTGATAATCATACTACAATTAGTGGAGGTAGTTATAGCTCTAGTACTAATTTAACTACATTTTCTAATGTTAGCTGGATGCCTAATGTTACTTCTCCTAACTATGATTTAGTAATTATTGATACAGATACTAACACTGCTAGACTAGGTAGGTATGCAAAAGCTACTGCTACAAGCTCTAACAGCTTTACAGTTCCGGGAGATTGGTCTGGTGTGACCTTGCGAATAGGTTACCTTTATGAATATTTAGTAGAGTTTCCAAGACTATATCCTACAAAAGTACAGGGAGAAAAATCTTTTTCAGATGTCAACTCCTCACTTATAATACATAGACTTAAATTACACTTTGGTAAAATAGGTCTTTACGAAACAACTTTAGAACGACTCGGAAAGGATGATTATACAGAGATTTACGAATCATCACTATTAGATGAATATGAAGTATCTGATGCTCCATACCTAGAAGAGTATATTAAAACTATTCCCGTCTACGAAAAGAATAAAAACGTAGATATTACACTTAAATCCAGTCACCCAGCTCCAGCTACCTTAAGGGCTTTGGCATGGGAAGGTGACTTTTCACCAATGTTTTACAGACGTGCCTAATTACATTCACCCAATTACTATCGAGGCTGCCACAGAGGTAGCCTCTAACCTACGCCCAGACGACTTCAGAGAGGTCACAGAGGGCCACGGGTTAGATCCTATGATCTTCCTACCTATGGTTGCTCGAGAGGGCTCCTCGGTGTATTTCACAGTACCAGACGGCAAGACTGCCGGACTAGCCGGAGTAGGAGATGGAGGTGCAATCTGGATGTTATGTACACCAGAGATACATCGTTATCCCATCACATTTGCAAGAGAAGCGAAGCGGTTTGTCGATAGCCGTGAAGAGCCTCTATTGTGGAACATAGTAGACTGTAGAAATACAGTCCATTTAAAACTGTTAAAATTTTTAGGATTCAAGTTTTTACGTAAAGTAATCTTTGGACCTAACGATATAGAATTTATAGAATTTTGCCGTGTGCGTAGATGCTAATGCCGCAGCTAGAAATGCTGCGAGACAAAGATGGATGGAGAAAGATGCTAAGTATCGCTCCGAGTCTTTAAAATTTTTTAATAGAGAAACAACTGCCCAACGTGGACTTGCACTTGCTGCCAAAGGTTTTAGTCGAGATATTAGTGACGACTACCAGAGAGCCCTATATGTTCAAGGTAGAGCCAGAGCTCAGTATGAGTCAGTATATACAAAGTACCTTAAAAACAAAGCAACTGTTGACGAAGGTGGTAGGGCTCGAAGAAGAACTACCGGCTTACGAGAACTGATACGAGCCAAAGGAGCTCTTGAAAATGCTGTAGCCACTGAGTTTGGTGTAAACATGCAACGACGTTACATTGCACGAAAACGTAAGTATCAATCAGTAGTCGCTCGATCACGAGAAGCACTGGGTATACGACCAGAGTATGGTGCACCTGTATTAATGCCGCCAAGTGATAGACTAAGTGGTGCGTTAAGTATTGCAAGCAGTGTTGCAAGTATTGCTGCTGCTCCTGTCGGACCAGATGGAGCATCTTTATTACAATGGCTTAGGAGTTAATTATGTCAACATCATATTTAGAATCACTGGGGCGTAAAGAACTCGCACCTTACACCAACGAAAAACTTAACTACGAAGAAACTGAGCCTGATCTAACTAAAAAAGTCAACGAACAGATTGACAAAAACATACAAGATCGTAAACAGTTTTTTCAAGACAATATAAACATATATAACCAGACTCAATCTTTCGCAAAGTTTAGAGGTAATCTAGCTAGCTTACAAAGTCTCATACCATCCATTGCTAAAGTTAAAAAACAGAATGATAACTTTAAAGCAAACAGACTTATTATAGATCAGATTTTAGAAGACAATGAGAATGAAGATAAGAAAGCTGAGTTTGCAAGGATCACAATTAAGGAAGAAGAACTTAATCAAGAACTAGAAAACAACGAAAACATTGAGCTCGGTAACATAGATAAAACCCGAGCTAATAATCCCGGTAAAATTGGTAAAGATACATCTAATGAAGATGTAGGTCCAGTTGAATACATAGCACTTAAAAACAGACTTGCAAACGAGAAACTACAGAATCCTATAAATGCTAAGAACAACTTAGCAATGGAGTGGAGTATGTTCTGGGCTATTGCTCAGGATAGTATGACAGTAGGAGGAGTGCTTTGGAAGGATACACCACTAGATCAAAAAGACGAGTTTATGCGAGAAGCAGCTGGTGTATTTATATCTGAATACACAGCTAAAACTGGTATAACAGATCGTGCACTTGTTACAACTTTTGCACCTATATTTGAACAAGCTATAAAAGATAATATAACTAAGAGTGTAAGTATTGAAGAAGATGCTGTTAACCAGTATTACCAAGATGCAGATGATAGTAAAACTTGGCAATACTATAATAATGCAGCAAGAGTATTTAAAGAGAGTAAAGGTAAAGTAAAACTATCTGGCGTTTTTGAGCGTAATACTTGGATTAAAAATTCAGCAGCATATCTAAAAAGTATAGGTCATCCAGAACCTATGCGAGAAGCTAATAAGCAATGGATGTTGATGATAAAAAGAGGTATTAAAGCTAAGTTACTTGATGATAATACTTTAAACTTTTTATTTCAATACTACAAATTTAAACCTGACGGTGGTGGTCCAGAAGTTAATTACGAAACTTTACAGCCTAATGCAGTTGCAGAGCTTCGTACGTACTATAACGAACAGAAAAAGAATGATAATCTAGACGATCAAAAAAGTGCAGTAGATTATTACAAAGAGTTAGCGGAAGGTGGTAAAGATATACCAATGGATTGGCGTCAATACATAACAAATCCAGAGCTTGTTACAGTTATGGAAAAGTTAGAAGACGATCAGAAAAAGACTAACTTACAAAAAGAGAATCTTGATAATGATGACATTCAGCTTATAGCAAATTTAGCTGACGCACGTATAAAAAGTAATCCAAAATTTAAAAACAAGCTTCAAGATTATACTTGGTTGTATCATAAGCAGACTGAAGTTTTAAGAGCAATCGGTGAAGACTTTGTTAAAATTAAGAGTAAGTATGTTAACGAACAGGGACAAGATCCCACAAAGGCTAATCAACTAACCATTCAAGACATAACAAGGAATTTAAAAAACGGAGATTACGATGGTGATGTCAATTTAGAAATCTTAGAAACTGATAAACTTAGTGCTCGTTCTATAATCAAAGCAGTTGAGATTTATAAGGAAAACAAAGATGCTTTATATTCAACCGAGGTACACGATCTTGAAGAACCTCATCTAACAAAGGTTCTGAAGTTTTTAGATCCAAACGATGATTCAGTTACAGAATTACCCGGATATTTTTATGCTGTTGCAAATCTATATGATAATCTTTCAGCTATAGATATTGCACACATCAGACTTTTAAAAACTGGTATGATTAAAGAGCCTATAGATAGACTTATGCAAATAAAAGACTATAGCATGGTAGCTCCAAACGTTAGAAATTTATTAACTGATAAACCTAACGCAACAAAAGTCTTAATTGCAGCATCTACAATAACAAGTGATGCAGACTTAAATCAGCTCTTTGAAAAGCTTGTAACTAACGAAGCCGGTCTACATGGTACAGTAGATGCTCACAAGTATAATGGTCAGTGGGAATCTGAATTACCAGACGGACGTAAGCTAGGAGATTTAACAAACGGAGAGGTACTAGCTTTACTTAAAGATGATAACTTAGAAGACATAGGAATGTATGGATTTACACGTTTTGGACTTTTAGCAGTTTTTAACGATTTTAGTGACGTTATTGATCTTAATGCTAAATTTGACCGTAAATCACAAACTTACTTTTTAATGTATAGATTCTTCCAAAAAGCAAATGAAGGTCATCTAATGCCTAGACGATTAAACGCTTTAAAAATTAGTGAGGAGGACAAGAAAAAGTTTAGAGAGCTTGCGTATTCCATCAATCCAAAGTACATCACTCCTATGAACGACCCTGCTTGTTTAAGCGAAGAAGCAT